TAGAAAAAGTATTTAAATTTGATAGTAGTACTATATCCGATGGAATGTTTAGTATAAAATATCAATTATTTTTAAATGATTTGTATCAATTCAATTCTATAGAATTACTTCAATATTCTATGGTTAAAACTTATCTTGAAGATATTGATTTTCTATTAACTACAGATAAACAGATAAGATTTAATAAAAGACAAGGTAGATTATATCTTGATATAGATTGGGGTTCAGAAACTAAAGATACTTATTTGATTATTGATTGTTATAGAATTTTAGATCCTAATACATTTACTGGTGTTTACAATGATAGTTTCCTTAAAAAATATGTGACTTCACTTATAAAACGTCAATGGGGACAAAATCTACTTAAATTTAGAGGAACTAGACTTCCAGGTGGAGTTGAACTTAATGGTAGAGAATTGTATGAGGATGCAGAAAGAGAATTAGAAGATATTAAACAAAGAATGACTCAGGAATATGAATTACCACCATATGACTTTATTGGATAATTATGGCATTAAATTCATATTTTTTACAAGGATCGACAGGTGAGCAAAATCTTGTTCAGGATTTAATTAATGAACAAATTAAGATTTATGGAACTGATGTGTTTTATCTTCCTAGAAAGATATTTAAAACAGATAATATTATAAAAGAAGTTCAATCATCAAAATTTGACGACAACTTTATTATTGAAGCATATGTCAATACTTATGAGGGATATGCTGGGCAAGGCGATATCATGACTAAGTTTGGTGTTTCTTTGAAAGATGAAGTAAGTTTAATAATTTCAAAGGAAAGATTTGAAGAATTTATTGCTCCAATTATGGCAGCAATCCATGATGTTTTATTGGAACATAATCCTGCAGATGAAGTATTGGTAACTCGCCCAAGAGAAGGTGATTTAATATACTTTCCACTTGGTGAAAGATTATTTGAAGTTAAGTTTGTTGAGCACGAAAAACCTTTCTATCAGTTAGGAAAGTTATATGTGTATGAACTTCAATGTGAACTCTTTGAATATGAAGATGAAATTATTGACACTTCAATCTATGAAATTGACGAAGATCTTGCAGACGAAGGATATATTACAACCCTGACTTTAAGAACTGCAGATGAAGTTCAGGTGACAAAACTATATCCAATGAAAACGCTTGATAGTGGATATGTTCAAAAACTATCGTTAAATGATGATGGTGGAGGATACATTTATCCACCCATTGTATCAATATCAACTTCACCTGTAGGTATAGCAACTGCAAATGCAGAGGCAATTGCTATAACAACATCTTCAGGTGGAGTTTACAGTGTATTGGAGTTATTATTAACCCGTCCTGGATGGGGTTATATTGAACCTCCCACTGTAACCATAGTTGGTGGGGGAGGTGCTGGTGCAGCTGCAACTGCAGTTCTTGGAATAGGATCTGATGGTATTGGGGAGGTTAGAATAAATGCAGATTATCCAGGTAAAGGATACAATCAAGCACCTAATGTTGCTGCTGTTGGATCTGGAACATCAGATGTAAATGTTGTTACCTTTATTACTGCTGGTATTGTCACTGTTACGGCACTTAGAGACGCTGGTGCTGGATATACTACACTACCTACTTTTACAGTTGAAGGTCCAATCTCTGCTAATGGATCGCAAGTGGGAGTTGGAACTTATCAATTCAATGAAATTGTTATTGGTGCTGCTTCCTCGACTAAGGCAAGAGTTAAGGATTGGGACATAAATACTATGAAGTTGAAGGTTGGTATTGCTACAGGAGATTTCTTACCAGGAGAAGATATTGTTGGTCAGGAATCTGGAGCAAGATACAATGCACAATCTTATCAAGAATATGATTTAAATTCCCCATTCGCCAAGAATGATGAATTTGAAAACGAAGGAATCGATATACTTGATTTCAGTGAAGATAATCCATTTGGTACATTCTAATGTTAGGAACTTACTATTACCACGAAATTATAAGAAAAACCATTATTGGTTTTGGTACACTGTTTAATCAGATTGTTATTAAACATGATGATGAAAATGGTAATGCATATAGTGAAATGCAGGTTCCATTAAGTTATGGTCCATCTCAAAAGTTTTTAGCAAGAATTGAACAGCAAAGAGATTTGAACAAACCAGTTCAAATTACATTACCAAGACTTTCATTTGAAATGACAGGTCTTTCATATGATCCAACTAGAAAGACTGGTGTTACACAAACATTTAAGGCAGTAAGTGAGTCTGACAGTAAAGTCAAAAAAGTCTATATGCCAGTTCCATATAATATTAATTTTGAACTAAATGCATTTTGTAAGTTGAATGATGATGCCTTACAAATCGTAGAACAGATTTTACCTTATTTTCAACCATCTTTTAATATCACAGTAGATTTAGTAGATTCAATTGGTGAAAAAAGAGATATTCCAATTGTTTTAGATAGTGTTTCCTTCCAAGATGATTATGAAGGAGATTTTTCTACTAGAAGAGCTTTAATATATACTTTACAATTTACAGCAAAAACATACCTGTTCGGTCCTGTTGCTGAAAGTTCTGATGGTCTTATTCGTAAGGTTCAGACCGATCTTTACAGTGATACCAATACTCAAACTGCTAAGCGTGAGGTTAGATACACTGCAGTTCCCGATCCAATTGATGCTGAACCAGGTGATGATTTTGGATTTAGTGAGTCTTGGACTGACTTTGATGATGCTAAGACTTATAGCCCAACTAGAAAACAAGATATTTAATTTATGTCTGATAATTATGAATCTATTGACAAGGCACTTGATGTTGAAAGTAGCATCGTAGAGACCAGTTCGTCTGAGATAAAAAAACAAGATCCCCGTAAAGAAAAAACGGATATATCAAAAGACTATGAATATACTCGTGCAAATTTGTATTCTCTGATTGAAAAAGGTCAAGAGGCAATTAACGGTATCATGGAAGTTGCTGAAGAAGGCAATAGTCCAAGAGCATATGAAGTCGCTGGTCAATTAATTAAAAGTGTCGCTGATACAACTGACAAATTAATTGATTTGCAGAAAAAATTAAAAGACGTTGAAGAAGAGAATTCTAAGACCACAAATAATAGTACAACAAACAATGCAATTTTTGTAGGATCAACTTCAGAACTACAAAAAATGTTAAAACAGGGATTCCTAAATAATAATGAGGAATCTTAGTATCTAAGATGGAGATGAATGAATCGAAAAGTGGTGATAGTTCTTTGCGCGACTGGTTTAGCAAGAGTCGCTCTTCTGATGGCACCCCTGGTTGGGTTCAGTTGGGTGGCAAATATGCAGGAAAGCCCTGCGCTAGACAACCAGGACAAACTACAAAACCAAAGTGTGGTTCATCAAAAATGAAGCGCAACTTGGATAAGGATGAAGAACAAGCAGCATTTCGTCGTAAGCAGAAAGAAGATCCAAATCCAGATAGGAAAGGGAAGGCAATCAACGTGGCAACAGAAGAAACTGTAATTGAAAAAGCAGGTGAAAAAGATGCCTGTTATAGAAAAGTTAAATCCCGTTATTCAGTTTGGCCAAGTGCATATGCATCTGGTGCTTTAGTTAAGTGCCGCAAAGTTGGTGCTGCAAACTGGGGAAATAAGACCAAAAAAGAAGATTATGATTATTCTAATTGGAGAGATGATTTCAAAGCATTAGAAATTGAAACTATTGATTTGATCAAACCCGACCCATTACTACAGGAAGAGAAGAAGTGTCCAGATGGAAAGTACTGGTGCTTTACTGATAAGAAGTGTAAGAAAATTCCTGCTGGATATCACGTGATGGGTGGTGGCAGACTTATGAAAGATGAAGATCATGAAGATAGTGAGAACGGTAAAAAGAATGGAAATGGTAATGGAAACGGCAATGGTAATGGTGGTGGTGATGTAAGTGAAGCAAAGAAATGCTGGCCAGGTTATAAGAAAAAGGGAACACAAAAACTCTTTGGTAAAACTTATAATCGCTGTGTAAAAGAAGCAAAAGAACAGGATCATGAACACGAGATGATTCATAGACAACTCAGCACTGTTAAATCTGCAGTTGCAAGACTGAAGAAAAAGACAAAAGGTGGTGAGGGTGATGTAAAGGCATGGGTTCAGTCAAAAATTACTAAAGCGACTGATTACCTCGACACTGCTGCAGACTATATGGATAGTGAAAAAGTGAATGAAAATATTCTCAATATTTTCAACAGAAAGGATGCATCAAAGGTAAGACAAGGAACTTACCACAAAGATAAGGATGCAAAGAAAGGAACCATCTTTAGCAATCTTTCAAAAAGAAATGAGATGCTAAAGCAACTTAGGAATTCTCATGAAGTTGAGGGAACTGTTGTTGAAGATTGGCAAAAAGTCAATAAGTCTGATAAGACTGATGGTATGAGTAAAAAAGCAGTTGCTGCTTATCGTAGAGAAAATCCAGGTTCTAAGTTAAAGACTGCTGTAACTGGTGATCCAAAACCAGGCAGCAAAGATGCAAATCGTAGAAAATCATTCTGTGCTCGTTCTAATGGGCAGAGAAAGATGCATAATATTGATTGCTCTGCAACGCCAGATAAACCAGTATGTAAAGCCCGTCGCCGTTGGAAGTGCTGAACTATGCAAGTAGTAAAAATTTTAGGAGAATCAACTCAAGTTAATGCTGGATCTGGAACATCAGTTCCTGGTTCAGTAAACGGTAGTCTTGGTGCTGCCACTGGCGCAGAATATGTAATGCTTCAGCATAGTCATTCATCAGATCGGTTAGTCGAACTACGTACTGGAGCTGGAGTTACATATGGTAGTATACATTTAGCAGGAAAAGATCCAATTATTGTTCATAAAGCAAGAACTGATTTGGTTTATTCATCTGCATCAGACGTTTACGCAACATCGGTAGTTTATCAAGGATAATTTAATTTTGTTATGAGTGAAGCATATCTTGGTAATCCTAATCTAAAAAAAGCAAATACACCAATCCAATTTACTGAGGAAAATGTAATTGAGTTCCTCAAGTGTAAAGAAGACCCTGTTTATTTTGCAAGGAAGTATATAAAAATTGTTTCTCTTGATGAAGGTCTTGTCCCCTTTGACATGTATCCGTTCCAAGAAAAACTGATTCAAAATTTCCATGAAAACAGATTTAATATATGCAAGATGCCTCGCCAAACAGGTAAGTCTACTACTTGTGTATCATATCTTCTGCACTACGCTGTTTTTAACGATAATGTTAACATCGCGATCTTAGCAAACAAAGCATCTACTGCTCGCGATCTTCTTGGAAGATTACAACTTGCATATGAGAACTTGCCTAATTGGATGCAGCAAGGTATCATAGCGTGGAACAAAGGTTCACTGGAACTGGAAAATGGATCAAAAATTTCGGCAAACTCTACTTCTTCGTCTGCTGTCCGGGGTGGATCCTATAATGTCATCTTTCTCGACGAGTTCGCTTTCATCCCGAACCACATTGCTGATGACTTCTTTGCCTCTGTTTATCCTACTATTTCTTCTGGTCAAAGCACGAAGGTAATCATTGTTTCTACCCCACGCGGTATGAATCATTTCTACCGTATGTGGCATGATGCAGAGAAAAGAAAGAATGAATATATTCCAACAGATGTTCATTGGTCTGAGGTTCCAGGTAGAGATGAAGCCTGGAAAGAGCAAACTATTGCCAACACTTCAGAGCAACAGTTTAAGGTTGAGTTTGAGTGTGAATTTTTAGGATCTATTAATACACTTATCAATCCATCAAAACTTCGAAATCTTGTTTACGAAAGTCCTATTAAAAGAAATGCTGGATTAGACATTTATGAAAACCCTAAACCAGAGAATAACTATCTCATTACTGTCGATGTTGCTCGCGGTTTGGGTAATGATTATTCTGCATTTATCGTGTTTGATATCACAGAGTTTCCATATAAGATAGTTGCAAAGTATAGAAACAATGAAATTAAACCAATGCTATTTCCTAATATCATATTAGACGTAGCAAAAGGGTATAATAATGCTTTCTTACTAATAGAAGTTAATGATATTGGAGAGCAAGTAGCAAATATTTTACATTATGATCTTGAATACGAAAATATGCTGATGGCTGCGATGAGAGGACGTGCAGGTCAAGTCATCGGTCATGGATTCTCTGGTAAAAAATCCCAGATGGGTGTAAGAATGACTGCTGCTGTGAAGAAGTTGGGGTGTTCTAACTTAAAGACAATGTTAGAGGACGATAAGATATTAACAGTTGACTATGAAATTATTTCTGAGTTAACAACATTCTCTCAAAGACATAATTCGTTTGAGGCAGAAGAAGGATGTAATGATGACCTTGCAATGTGCTTAGTTATTTTCTGTTGGTTAGTCGCTCAAGATTATTTCAAAGAGATGACTGATAATGATGTAAGAAAGAGAATATATGAAGAACAGAAAAATCAAATCGAACAAGACATGGCACCATTTGGTTTTATTGCTGATGGATTAGATGATTATGGATTTGTAGATAATCAAGGAGATAGATGGCATACTGATGAATACGGTGATAGATCATATATGTGGGATTACTACTAATGGATCTCGATAAACAGATAGAATTAGAACATTTATTATTTTCACAAAGGAAATGTCGTGTCTGTGGTGAGGTTAAAAATTTGATAGATGGTTTTTATAAAACAAGAAAAGATAAAGGTGCTGTACCTTCAGCGTATTCATATGAATGTAAGTCTTGTACAGTAAAAAGAGTAAAATCTAAAAAGATTAATTCTGATTGGGCATATCCAGATTGGTAGTTCACGTCCTGTTTCCCCCCTCAAAATAGGCTTTTCCATAAATATTTCCAGATAAATTCTGAACCGTAGGGTAAACAAATGGCGCTAAATTTAGCTTCCCCCGGGATCGTAGTAAAGGAAATTGACTTAACTATTGGTAGAACTACACCTTCTTCTGATAAAGTTGGTGCTATGGTAGCACCGTTCGCAAAAGGACCAATTAACTTACCTACTCTCATCGAAAATGAGAATGGTTTGTTGAATAGTTTTGGTAAGCCTTATGCAACAGACAAGCATTATGAGCATTGGCTTACTGCATCCTCATACCTCGCTTATGGAGGACAATTAAGAATCATTAGATCTGATGATTCATCTTTAAGAAATGGATTTGTAGGCACTGCTTCTAGTGTAAAAATTAATAGTTTAGATCATTATAACTCTCTGGGTTATGATGAAACTGTTCTTTCTGGTGCTGTAGTTGCTGCAAGAAATCCAGGAACTTGGGGTAATGCACTTAGAGTTGCAATTATCGACTCACTTGCAGACCAAGTATTGGCTGGAGTTTCAACTCATTCGGGACTTGGTGAGATTGCAGTTGGTATGGGTATTACTCAGCCAATTAGTTCTATTCTTCCTGGCGCTGGATCGACTACTGTTCTTGATGGATACTTAAAGGGTATCATTACTCATGTTGATGGAACTAATGTTTCTGTCAAGGTACTAAGTCACGTTAGTGGTGCAGATGTAGAAACTACTGTTGACTATCAAGAGTCCGGAGTCTATGCATTTGCAAACTCTGGAATGATTTCAGTACACGCTCTAGATTCAGATGTATCGACTGGAACAACATCCTATACATCACAAACTGATTGGTTCAATGCACAAACAATTGGTGTAACTTCAACCACAACTGTAAATTGGCACAATGTTGCTGATAAGCCTGGAACTTCTGCATATGGTGCAGCAAGAAATTCAAGATTTGATGAAGTTCATGTTTTAGTAATTGATGCTGATGGTTCTGTCAGTGGAAATGCTGGGACAATTCTTGAAAAGCATCTTGGATTGTCAAAAGCAAAGGATGCTGAATTCTCTGTTGGTTCTCCATCATATTGGAGAGCATACTTAGCAGGTAATTCTACCAACATCTTTGGTTTGGGTGCTCCTACAGGACTCACCACTACTGGTTTTGCAAGTGGTGGATTTACTCGTGCTTCTGGTGGTGGATGGGATCAAGATGCAGAAAATGTTATTTTCTCTGCACATGGTTCTAACACTCACGCATTATCTGGTGGACTTAACTATGGTGGAAAAACTGGTCTTACATCGACCGGTGCATTAACTGCTGGTTTGAGTGATCTGTCATCTGGATATGATCTCTTTGAAGCAGCAGATTTCCCACTAGACTTCATGTTGATGGGTTCTGCAGCGCACGGCAAGGAAAATGCACAAGCACTTGCTAATAAGTTAATCTCGGTTGCAGAATTAAGAAAGGATGCAGTTGCATTCATCTCACCATATAGAGGTGCTGCTATAACCGATACTTCAGTACAAAGTGAAGTTAATGTTAGATCTGCAGCAGATATCACTTCAAATGTCCTTTCATTCTACTCTGCAGTAAGTTCTTCTTCATACGCTGTATTCGATAGTGGATACAAGTACATGTATGACAGATTCTCAAATACTTTCCGCTATGTTCCTCTGAATGGAGACATCGCTGGATTGTGTGCCAGAACTGATATTAACAGTTTCCCATGGTTCTCTCCTGCAGGTACAGCAAGAGGTGGAATCCTCAACGCTGTTAAACTCGCTTACAACCCAACCAAATCCCAGAGAGATCAACTTTATTCTGCAAGAATAAATCCTGTTATGTTCTCACCTGGTGCTGGAATTGTCCTCTTTGGTGATAAGACTGGTCTTGCAAAAGGATCTGCATTCGACAGAATTAACGTTCGTCGCCTGTTTATCCACCTGGAAAATGCAATTTCGGGAGCAGCAAAAGATCAAATGTTTGAGTTCAATGACGAACTTACACGTTCCAACTTTGTAAATACAGTTGAACCATTCTTACGCGATGTTCAATCTAACAGAGGAATCTCCGATTATGTTGTTATTTGTGATGAAACAAATAACACTGCTGCGGTAATTGACAACAACGAGTTTGTTGCTGACATCTTTATCAAACCTGCTAGATCGATTAACTTCGTTGGTCTTACGTTTGTTGCCACCAGAACTGGTGTTGATTTTGAAGAAGTTATTGGTAACGTTTAATTTAATTAAAAAATCCGAGGATTAAAAATGGCAACCAGAAACCAAATTAACAACATTCCACTTAGAAAGATTACCGACTTCAAGAGTAAGATGTCGGGTGGTGGCACCAGAAGTAATCTGTTTGAAGTTGAGTTATCTTTCCCAACTGCGGTTGGAGTTGATCAAGATACTCTCGATAAGTCAAGATTTCTTGTAAAGGCAGCAGCGCTGCCTTCTTCAAACATCACTCCTCTTCAAGTTGCTTTTAGAGGTAGACAACTGATTCTTGCTGGAGACCGCACATTTGAGACTTGGACAGTCACCGTTATCAACGATGTTGACTTCTCCATTCGCTCTGCATTTGAAAAGTGGGCAAACTACATCAATCGTCTTTCTGACAGCACAGGTTCTACTGATCCTGCTACTTATCAAGTAGATGCTTTCATTCACCAATTGAATCGTGATGGATCTATTCTCAGATCTTATCACTTCTATGACTTATTCCCAACTAACATCTCAACTATTGCTCTGTCATATGACACTGAAGCAATTGAAGAGTTCACAGTTGAGATGCAAGTCCACTGGTGGGAAGCAATCAAAGGAACTTCTAACGCTGCAGGCGGAGAAGACATTAACTAAATAGTTCATACTAAGTAAGTTAATTTTATAAAATGGCAGCAAAACTTTTTGGTTTTTCTATTGAAAAGGTAGAAGATAAAGGTAAACAGATATTATCCCCCGTTCCTCAATCTAATGAGGACGGGGTTGACTATTATATTCAGTCAGGTTTTTACAGTCAATATGTAGATATTGAATGAGCCTATAAGACTGAATATGATTTAATTCGCAGATATCGCGAAATGTCTCTGCATCCAGAGTGCGATTCTGCAGTAGAAGATGTTATTAACGAAGCTATTGTAAGTGATTTGTATGACTCTCCTGTAGAGATTGAGTTATCAAATCTAAATGCAACAGATAAACTTAAGGACGTAATTAGACAAGAATTCAAAGCCATCAAAGAGATGATGGGATTTGATAAGAAGAGTCATGAAATTTTTAGAAATTGGTATGTTGATGGAAGAGTATATTACTTGAAAGTTATTGATGTCAAGAATCCTCAGGATGGCATTCAAGAACTGAGATATATTGACCCAATGAAGATGAAGCACGTTCGTCAAGAGGTCAATAATAATCAAAATGTAAATGGTGTAAGTATTAGAAATCTACAACAAACTGCAGTAAATGAGAATACTATTGAAGAGTATTTTATTTACAATAAGTCAGTTGGAACAGCATTTCCTGGAGGAAATCAGGGTGCTAAAAATTCAGTTAAAATTGCAAAAGATTCTATTGCATATTGCACCTCAGGATTAGTTGATAGAAACAAAGGAATTATTCTTTCATATCTTCATAAAGCAATCAAAGCACTTAATCAACTGAGAATGATTGAGGACTCTCTGGTTATCTACAGACTTTCGAGAGCACCAGAACGTAGAATTTTCTATATTGATGTTGGTAATCTTCCAAAAGTAAAAGCAGAGCAATACCTCCGTGAGGTCATGTCTCGCTATAGAAATAAACTTGCATATGATGCAAACACTGGCGAAGTCCGTGATGACCGTAAGTTTATGTCTATGATGGAAGACTTCTGGCTTCCACGTCGTGAAGGTGGTCGTGGTACTGAGATTACCACACTTCCTGGCGGACAAAATCTTGGCGAACTTTCCGATATTGAATACTTCCAGAAGAAACTCTACAGATCCCTTTCTGTTCCTGAATCACGTATTGCTGGTTCTGGTGATGGTTTCAATCTTGGTCGCTCCAGTGAAATTCTTAGAGACGAACTTAAGTTCTCTAAGTTTGTTGGACGTTTAAGAAAGAGATTTGCTAATCTTTTTACTGATATTCTTCGCACACAATTACTTCTTAAGAATATCGTAACTCCCGAAGATTGGGAGAAAATGGAAGAGCATATTCAATATGACTTCCTGTATGACAATCACTTCAGTGAACTCAAAGAAGCAGAACTTATCCAAAATCGTTTGAGTTTGACTACGACTATTGAACCTTACATTGGAAAATACTACTCAACTGAGTACGTTCGTAAGAAAATTCTTAAGCAAACTGACACTGAAATTATTGAAATTGATATGCAGATTGACAGTGAAATTGAAAGAGGAATTCTTCCAGATCCAAATGCTCCAGTTGATGAATTGGGAAATCCAATTCCTCAAGAAGGTGGTGAAACACCAGGAGAAGCAATTGAACAGGGTGAAGGTGGAGAAGTTCCAATTGAACCTAAAGGTGGCAAGATATAAATAGTCGTATACTAATTATTATATAAAGTTTAATGGAAGACATTATTGATTTAATCGCTACTGATGGTAAGCCATCGGATATTAGTGATGCCATGAAAGAAATTCTGTACACTAAATCTGCTAGCAGAATTGATGGTGTAAGACCAGAAGTTGCCAATACTATGTTCAATGAACCAGAAACTACCGAAGAAGGGGAAGAATAATGGGAAGGCTTTTACTGAAAGGTACTGAAATTAATGTTCCAAATTCAGTTGGTGCTGGATCAAGTTTTAGTGAAGCGACGGTTGTTCGTCTAGCCAATCCAAGCACCACTGATTATGTAATTACGGTTTCTGAGACTAATGCAGGACCAACTATTGGAACTTTTACAATGTTGGCAAATACTACAGAACTATTGGAAAAAAATCCAACACACATTGTTTCAGTATCATCTGGAACTGATGTTAAAGGTACAAAAGTAGGTTTTACAGGATAGAAAAATGAAACTTATCACAGAAGAAGTAACAAACGTAAAAATTATCACCGAAGGCAAAGGTGCCGATAAGAAGC